CGCTGGATTCGAGAGCTGTGGCGCGAGGGCAAGGAAGATGAACATCACGAGTCACTGGTGGAAACCCTGATGGAAGAGAATCGCCGGCTGCGGGAAGAGTTGCGGAAAGAGAAACACGATCATCATGATGAGTAAGCTTTTCTCAACGATCAGTCTGATTGGCGTCGTGGCTTTGATGGGTTACGAATATCTGCAAGCGATTGACGCGCAGCAAAAGATTCAGTCGTTTGTTTCGGCGGGGCCGAGGTTCACCGGTCAGGACGGACAGGAGTTGTGCGAGCGGGTGAAGGTGTTGGAAGCTGTTTCGTATGGCTATCGAGATGCGGGGAAGAAGCCGCTGGATTGTCGGTATGGAGCGAAGTAAGAATCATGGCTATTGAACCGCTGCGCCTTAAATTCCTTGCTGGGCTGGATAACCGGTCGCGCGAATATGCCTTAGCCAGTGGGGCGGCGCGGATTCTGGATAATGTAGACGTGACGCGCGATGGTGGGCTGATCAGTCGAAAAGGCGTGCGGGCGGTTCTGGCTAATGACAGCCATTCGTTGTTCTCACATCCCAATCAGCAATTCATGCTGGCGGTATATCAGGGCAACTTAATCAAGCTCGCGGCCAATGAAGGGTACGAAACGCTGGTTGCTGGGGTTGGGCGCACGGTGTATGCCGTATTGAACGACGCCATTTACTGGACCGATGGCGCTAAAGTCGGCCAAGTGAACGCGAATGGCAGCGTAGGCCAATGGGGGATGAATAATCCGCCCACTCCTGCGGTTTCGGCAGTGAGTACGGGCGGGCTATACGCTGGGACCTATCAGGTTGCCATGACCGCTGTGCTGACCTCCGGGCTTGAATCCGGGTGTATCGAAACGGTGAGCCTGGAAGTCGCAGAAGGTGGGGGGATTCAAGTCATCACGCCCAATGCCAGTGGCGTTCGGTTTACAGTGTACCGAACTCCGGCCCAGGGTGCCCACGGGGAGCTTCGCGCGGCGTGTAGTGTAGACCCCAATACTACGGTCATCCTCGGCGTAGCAACGCTGGGCAAGCCGCTGGAAAGTCTTCATGCGGTGCGGCCTTTGCCCGGACAATGTTTGATTCAGCACAAAGGCCGATTGTGGTGTGCGTCCGGCAACGTGGTATGGTTTACTTCGGAGCGGTCGCCGCACTGGCTGTTCCCCAACGTGGGCCACTATCAGTTTGAGTCTCCGGTGACGATGTTGGGAGCCACGGAAGACGGAATCTATGTGGGCTTGGCGGCACGAATTTACTACCTGCAAGGTAATAACCCACTGGAAATGCAGCAACGGCCAGTCGCTGTGGTCGGGGCCGCCGCTTTGAGTGGCGGGGAAATCCCCTATGATTTGTTTTTAGGGGAAGGCGCGTTTCCCAGTCGGCAATGCGTGTTTTACGACACCGAAGGTTTTTTGTGTATCGGGAAACCGGGCGGGATTATTGTTCGCCCGACCAAAGCCGTCTATAGTGCCGGGACGGTTTACAGTGGGGCGGTAGCGTACCAAACCCAAAACGGGCTGCGCCAATTAGTGGCGGGACTGGCGCAAAGTGAAAGCCCTTTCTTGGCTCAAGATGTGGCCGTTGCAGAGGTTTTTGCTAATGGGATCGTTCTCGGTTGACCCGACTGAATGGAAACGGAGAAAAGCCGTGTGCCGGGCCTGTCCGCATTTTAAGATAACGACGTTCTCGCTGTTGGGACGGAGTGAATCCATTGAGCGGTGTGGGCATTGTGGCTGTCCCCTGGTATCACGAAAGGTAGTGGGTTGTCCGCTTAAGAAGTTTTGAGGTTTAACAATACTGTCATAATGGCAGAATGAGGTGGGTTATGAGTTTGGTGAATGTGTCGTTCGCTACGTTTTTTTCGTCGCTGGCTCCTCGGCATTGGCGCGATCTATATCGTCATTTTCGGAACTTCAAATATGACTATGACGACAATAACGACTTGCTGATTTCCCATGCGCGCATTCGTGGGGTTTACGAGTGCGATGCGCCCGATGGATTGGGGTGTGTCCAAACCAGCAATCTGCTGACTACTGAAGGCTTTAATGCGCTGCTCAGCGTCGGTATTGCGGGCGGTTCGCAAACCGGAACCTGGTATATCGCTCCCTTTAGCGGCAACGTTTCAATTTTGGATACGCTGACGGCAGCAACGTTTGCCTCCACCACCACCGAACTGACGACGCAATATTCTGAAGCTACGCGCGTTGCGTATGTGGAGTCGGTGCCGGCGGCTAAATCCACGAACAATATCGCCAATCCGGCGGTGTTTACCTCTGCGGTAGATAACGTCAGCATTTGGGGGATCGGGTTGTTGTCGGTCTCTACGAAAGGCGCTACGTCCGGCACGCTGATGTCGGCGGCCAAATATTCCACCGTTCGGTCCTTGCCGACTACCGGCGATCAACTGTCGGTGAAATATACCCTGGCGCTGGCGAACAGTTAAGGAGAAGACCATGGCGATTGGCTACGCTACAGCTTTGCGGACTACTCGCATCACGGATGTGTTGACGGCCATTGATTATGCAACCGGGGCCGGGACGCTGAAGATTTATTCAGGCACTCGCCCGGCTACGGGGGCGGCGGTAACGACCCAAACGTTGTTGGCGACGTTGACGTTTTCGAGCACGTCCGGGACAGTCTCTAATGGCGTGCTCACGTTTTCAGCCATCACCAAAGATTCCTCGGCGGATGCGGATGGTACGGCGACCTGGGCGCGAATTCAGGACGGAGATGCCGCGTTTGTGGCCGATCTGGATGTGGGGGCCACCGGTAGCGGCAAAGACATCATCCTGAATAACGTCAATATTGTGGCGGGCGGGGAAGTGTCGATTTCGTCGGCGTCCATTACCGAAGGAAACGCCTAATCACGCAAACAGCCCTGCGCAGGAAAGGCGTAGGGCAGGAGAAGCTGCATGGCCGGATTGATTTCTCCGCTTCAGCCGGGGTATAGCGTAGTTTCGCTACATTCCGACATTGCGCTCGGATTGGTGAAAGGGACGTTGTTCTGGGGAATCGGGAAGTTTCCCGGCACGGCTCCCAACAACAACAAGATTTATTCTTCGAGTAACGGTACGACGTGGACGGAACGGACCGCGGAGGCTTCTGCTGCGGTCAGTGTGACGTTTCCCGACAGAACTACCGTGCTTCGGTTTTTTTCGCCAGTTGTCATCAATGATCTGTTTCTCGTGCTGGCGAAGGTCTCGATTCCAACGGGGACAGGATTTGCGTATGGCATCGTTGCTTTTAATGGGACCACGTGGAGTGTTGCTGACGTAACGGCGCTGTTTGATGAGTCGCGCGTGTATGCTTATCTTACCTATGACTTCCCGCTGCAAGTAGCGAACTCGAATTTTTTCCTCGTCACCTCGACAGGGATTTTCAAAAGCACGGATGGCGCTACCTGGACTGAATCTTATGCGTTACCTGCTTACGAGCTTGGCGGGCCTATTTACCAGGCGTTTTCTGTCATCTACGTCAGTGGTACTTATTACGCGCTTTGGAATAACGGAACTACCACCACTTTTATTTCCAGCAGCGACCTATCAAGTTGGACGGCGGTTACTTCACTAACAGGTTACTTCACTCGCCTGTTTTACGCTGGCGGGAAATTTTATGCCCAAGCCATTTACGGCATTTACGAGTCAGCGAATTTTTCTAGTTGGACTTCCCGCTATTGGCAGGCGGGGGTTGCGTTTACGATTGAACCCGTTCCCTTTGGCGATGGCTTTTTTGCGCGAGTGGATCGAAGGGACGGTAGCTACTCGCTGAATTATTTGCAGTATGCGAAAACAACTTTAAGCGATTTTTGGGATATTCCGCTATTTGAAAATAACGCTTTATCGTTATCTTCTCTCCGTGTTTTTTTATACAACGGCTATGTCTATGGTGTGGGGGATAACGGCGCGTTCTGCTTCAAGTACAACACGGCTTGGGACGACAATAATGGCGTTCCTAATCTCGCCGGGACGATGGCTACTTCCGAGCGCGATGATTTAGTCAGTGCTGCAGGAACGAGCGAAGTCTACCTTAACACGATTAGTGGAACTCTGCGTCTGGATACCAGCAGTGGTCCGTTTGCCGCCCGCAATGTATTTCTTTACCGTTATGCCGATGGGGAGAAGTTGGCCGCCACGGTGTCGAACGCCTCTGATGGGACTTGGAGTTTTTCTCAGGTTCCGCCCGGTGACTATTTTGTGGTCGGCGTCGCGAGTTCGCTTGATTTGGCGGTGCCCCGTGATTTTGATGCGCTGGGTGTGATTACTATAGTTTAGCGTCCGAGCACGCCGACCACAGGATGACTCGGTAGAATTGCTTTTTATAGGAAACGTTAATGCCTGATACCACGGTTCGCTATTACGATTACACCATGTCCGGTGCCCCGGCGCTGTCGGGCACGGCGGGCGCGCTGATCGGCGTACTCGATGCCTGTCTGGTCAACGGGTTTGGCAGTGTGACGCTGGACTCCCTCGTCGTAGCCGCCAACGTGGCGACGGGAACCATCAGCACGGGCCACAACTTTGCCATGATCAGCACAACCGGGCCGGTGATCCGCATTGAAGGCGCGACCCCGGCAGGCTTGAATGGCGACTGGCGCGTGACCGTGACCAGCGCCACTCAGTTCACCTTTGCCACCACAGGAATTTCCGATCAAACCGCGTCGGGCACGCTCACGGCGAAGCGCGCACCGGCTGGATTCAGTAAAACCTATAGCGGGACGAACAAAGCGGTCTATCGCGCCGATCACGTGCAAAGCACGCGACTGTATCTGCGCGTAGATGACAGCCCGGCGCAGTCCCCGACGCTCACGATGTACGAGACGATGAGCGACGTGGATACCGGAACCGGGGCGAGTACGGTACGGTATTTCTACAAAAGCGGTGCACCTACCGGCACCGCGCGGGCCTGGACGCTCTATGCCGATGATCGGTTCTTCTATCTGTTTGCTGTCGCGGACGGGAGTACATGGGTGTCCGTAATGGCGTTCGGGGACATTGATAGCTACCGCAGCGGGGATGCGTATCATTGCGTGTTGATCGGCCATCCCGCTGGCTCTTCCGCCAACAGTTTTTATAATGTGAACGGCTCAACGACCGGAGCGCAACTGGCGCGGTCTTATTCGCAGACAGGCGGGGCGGTCAGCAGCAGCCGCTACAGTCATCGCAAATGTCAATACATTGGGGCGGACGGGATGGCCGTCCCAAATAATGTTAATAGCGCCGTGCATTTTTGGCCGGTCGAGTGTTGGGAAAGCACTACGTGGGCGCGCGGACTCATGCCGGGCCTGTATTGCCCCCTGCATGATGCGTCCATCGCGCAAGGCTCGGTTTTTACGGTTGGTGATCGGATCTTCGCTATTCAGAAGACCAGTAGCAACAGCTATGAAGCCGCACTTGATCTAACCGGGCCGTGGAGATAACGCGATGAGCGATCCTATTGCCGGGCTGCTGTTCCAACCCGGTGTGCGTTGCGATATTGAGGATGGTGGCGCGTACCGAATTACTGGAAACGTGGATGAACTAGGCGTCTACGGTTCCTACCGGGTGCGCTTGTTTGAGCGGAAGTCCGGGCGCTTCATCCGGGAAACCTGGTCAGCGGCGGATGGTTCCTACGCCTTCAACTATATTGCTTACCGCCCTAACGGCTATTTCGTCATCGCCTTCGATCATGGGGAAAACGCGAGTCCGCAAGCGGGTATTGTTGATCTAGTCACTCCAGACCTAATGCCTTGAACTTAACCTGGCGAACCGAGAGTTACTCATGAGCACGCTTGTTAATCTGCATATCGGGGGAGCGGTACCACCAAGCGAAAGCGAAACAATCTACGAGTTAATTCTTGTTTCTCCTTATACGGAGCCAGGAAATAATCTTCTGGTTCTGCGTTCGGCTCCTGATATTACGCCAATTACCGGAACGATAGCGCCGATAGAGGCGCGGGATGCGGGGGTATTTACGGCGACTACCGGGTTGCCGGTAGACCCCATTGTGGGCACATTGGCCGTAACCGGGAGGTCTGACAGTTCCAGCTTTATTGGCGAAGGGGTAGCACCAGGGCGCACGGGAACCTGGGCGACTACGGAAGCCAAAGACACTACCGTTATTACGGGTCTTGGGTACGAAGGGATTGTCCCGCGCACGGGAACCCTGAATATCGCCGAAGCGCCGGATACATCCAGCGTCTCTGGCTCCTGGACGATGAAATGGGTAGCGTCCATGGCGGCCACTGAGCCAGGGGACGTGGGGGAAATCTCAACCTGGTACGATGAATATACTGGGCCTGGATTTCTGAATGCGACCGAACGAAAGGATTCGACGGCCTTTGTCGGGCGGAACGTTTATTCAGTTGCCGGTACGCTGTCAGCGACTGAACAAGGCGATACCGCGGCGATTAGTGGCCTTACTGCGGAATGGGTGGAAGCCGAATCTACCGATACGGTAGTAGTCAGTGAGGTACTGAGCAGTGCTGAGGTTATTTTATCGCTGGTTGACCGCTGTTATTGTTCTGATTTAGTAGAAGAAGATCAGCATACTGCGATTACGGAGCGGGTGTACAGCAGTGATTATCTGGTCAGCGCACTAAAAGTAACACAGGTTCTGGCTGAATCCCCGGTGGTTCGAGACGCGCTGTTTGCGACGTTTTCGGGTGATGTAACAGATACGGTTGTGGTTAGTGATGGGTCCAGCGCCCTGATTGGATGGGAGTTAGCAGATCGAGTCGTGGCTACCGGTGTGCTGGGCGCGGCGCTGCAAATAAGCGCCGCGCTGGCGGACTCGATCACTGGGACGGACGTACTGCGGGCGATGACCCATGCTGTCTCGACCGATACGGTCCGGGCCAGCGAGACGTTAAGTGGTCAAGCGGTTTTTTCCGGGGCGTTACGCGATACGATCACGGTTCACGACACCCTGGCGGCTTCTTTGGCGAGTTCAGCGGCGTTAGCGGATCGAGGCGTAATTCAGGAAACGCTGGGTTATGCGTGGATGGCGAGCACCACGGATACGCTATCGGCCACTGAAGTGCAGGTAGGGGTAATTCGTCAGATAGCCCCTGCCCTGGTGGATGGCGTGGCCGCCGCCATAACGCTAAGCAGCACCATGGCTGTTTATGCGCCGGTGTTGACTGATACCGGATTGAGTGCAGATGCCGTAACCGATGTTACACTGTTGCGGTTGGTAGGGGTTCTTTCAGATACCGTGCTGGCCGGCGATGGTTTGCAGGAATCCGCGCAAACCCTCTGCGTGGTTAATGCCGAAACCGGGGCTGTCAGCACCTATACCTTGACTCCAGTCGTTACCAGCCTGGCCAGTTTCCGAGGGACCCTGTATTTGGCAGGGCCGGATGGACTGTACGCGATGGATGCTGAAACAGACGGAGATGGTGCCGTGGTATGGACGGTGCAAACCGGGTTTTCTGATTTGGGCACGGATGCGTTAAAGCGGATTCGAGACGTTAATATTCAATGCCGTACCGCAGGAGATACGACCGTGCAGGTTACGAGTGACCGGTGTGGCGAGAAGCAGACTTGGACGTATCGCCTACCGCCCATAACCCGCACGGCTTATCGAGACGGGGTAGTAAAAATCGGTAAAGGGATTGCCTCTGTTTATTACGCGCTGGGCCTGCAAGGTGTCGGTCCCGCAGAGTTGGATCAATTGCGGGTTGTGGTTGAACCCTTGAGTCGGAGGCGCTAGCCATGGGTTGTTCATCGCTCGGTGATCGGAACGATACTGAAAGTTATATCGCCAGTAGATGGGCGACGGTCGAGGCCATTGCGGCTCAGGCCGTATCCACCTCGTATGCTGCGATTGAGTCGCTGACGGGTACGGCGGGGGATGCGATTAATCAAGCCCGCGACGTGCTCGATGGGTTTGAATGGGGTAAACCGATTCGTCCTTCGGATGATCAAATCAGCTATACCTATCCAGATCTTCCTGAGTTACCGGAATTAACGTATGAAACTGAAGCGCCAGATTCGCCAGAGGCAGTAGACCGGTACACGAAGTTTAATTTGCCTCCGATCCCCACGTTTACTGGAACAACTCCTACCGTTACCAGCGTATCGGCGTTTACTGTGCCGCCCCTGCTTGATTTTACCGATACGTATGAATCGCCTACGCCGCCTACCTTCGCAGCGCCTACGGCCCCAGAAACGTTTTTAGAGACGTTTACCGCGCCGACGATTACCATCCCGGCGATAACGCCCCCGGTTGCGTTTACGGGAACCGCGCCGCTCCCCGCCGTAAAAACCACGCCTACGGCCCCAACCAATACTCTTACCACAGCTCCTACGATTACGGTTCCTCAGTATCCTGGCAGTCCAATCTTAACGTTTCCGGGAGAAGTCACCCAGTTGACCGTCCCATGGCCTACGCTGCGTGAACCCGACCTGACTGGGATTGACGCTTTGTTGGCCGAACTGCGCAGCGGCGCTCCAGCGCAGCCCGACTTAACGATTCCCGAAAACGATATAGGGAGTGTATTCGATACCCTAAAAGTGAGTTTGGCAGCGGATTTGGACCCTGTTTTGCCGATTGAAGAAGTGTTGACCTGGATGTTGTCGGGGGCTTCGCTGGGAATCCCGGATGAGGTGGCGGCGTTGCTGCGCAACCGGGCTTTTGCGGCGGAGGATCAATTGGCGGCCCAAGCTGAAACGACGGCGCTGGCGGGTTGGTTGGCGCGTGGATTTACGCTGCCGGGCGGAGCATTGGAGAGTCAGTTAGCCGTGGTGCGGCAGCAGAATCGGGATAAAAAAGCGCAACTGAATCGGGATTTGTGGATTGAAGAGGCCAAGCTGGAGATTGAGGCGCTCCGCGAAGCCATCAAAACGGGGATTCAATACCAAACTGCATTGTGGGACGCCAAAACTAAACTGTGGTCGGTGTGCGGGCAGTTAGCCAGTCAGTTTATGGACGTGCAGATTAAAGTTTTGGGGATTACCCTGGAAAGTTATAAGGCGCAACTGGACGCCTGGAAAACCGAAGCCGAGGTCTTTAAGGACTATATTGCGGCGAAATTGCAAGCCGAGTTAAGTAAAGTAGAAGTCACCAAAGTTGAGGCCCAAGTCGCGGGGCTGTATGTGCAGATTAATGGACAACAAATTGATCTGTACAAAGCCAAGTTAGATGGCGTGCTGGCTCAGGTTAACGTTTATAAAGCCCAAATCGAAGCGGCGAACATCCAGCTTCAGGCTGAGGGTTTAAAGCTGGAGGCTTACGCCAAACAGGTTCAGGCGTACACCGCTGCGGTTCAAGCGTATGAAGCTGAGTGGCGCGGGTATACCGCTGCGGTTCAGGCGGAAGGCAACCAGGTCGAGGCCTTCAAGGCGACGATCCAGGCGTATTCCGCAAACGTAGATGCGTATGGCAAGCAGGTTGAGATTGCGCGGGCGCAAGCGATGACCAGCGTCGAACTCGCCAAACTGGATTTCGAGGCAGTAAAAACTCGGGCCGGCGTGTATTCTACGCAAGTAGATGCGTATGGCCGGGCGGTAGATGCTGAAAAAGCGCGGGTTTCGGCGGAAGTTGAAATCGCCAAGTTGCCGCTGGAGGCGTACAAAGCCAAGGCCCAAGCCTATTCTTCATTGACCGACGCTTATGGGAAAAAGGTTCAAGCGTTGTCTGCCCATACCCAGGCGGAAGTCGAAATTGCCAAATTGCCGATCGAAGCCCACAAAGCCAGCGCCCAGGCGTTTGCCGCACAGGTGGAAGGCTATGGCAAAACCGTGGAGGCCGAGCGTACTCACGCAACGACCCATGTCGAACTGGAAAAACTGAACCTGGCTGAATTTCAGGCCAACCTGGAAGCTTATAAAGCCAATTTAGCCCGGATTAATACCGAGCTTGAAAGCAAATCCAGAGTGCATAACGCACAAGTTCAGTTGTTTGGGATGTTGGTGGAATCGGAAAAGGCCAATGTGAATGCCAAAGTCAGTGCGGCTGATCTTGAGTTGCGCGCCGGGCAGATTACATCCACCATCGAACTCAAAAAAGCCGAACTGGAACAGACCAAGGCTTTAGCGACGGCAGATTTAGCAATGAAAGCCGACGCGGAAGTGGGGCGGATTGCCAGTCAACTGGCCGCCTCCGCGCTGTCTGGGGTTAATGCGTCCGCGTCCATCAGCAGCGGATATAGTCGGAGCGCTTCCAGTTCATGCAGTGAAGAGTACATCTACAAAGAAGACTGAATCCCGTGCCGCCCGTTGTTCTCAACGCCCCGATTTCTGCGCAGGGCGAGTTTGCCAGTAAGCGGTTCTACGGCGACCCCAAACGGGCGGTGGCTTATTTGCCCGTAGCCTATAAGTTGTTGGGGGAACTTAAAAACCAGATGGCATTGAGCGATATTGGCTTCGGCCATCGCCTCTGCCAACTCGCGGATGGAACCAAAATACGGGTGATCCGCAACGGCGAAATGAATATCGTAGAAATTACGCCGGCCTCTAGTCCATTACCGACCCCCTTTTTACCGCAACTCGTGCATGGATTCTGCTTTTTTCCGAAATCACTGAAGCAAGGTAACGGCTGGGTGTACGCGAACCGAGCGACTGCGCCTAATTCTACCGCCGCTCATCTAGCGTATTACGGAAGTAGTAGTACTAATAGCTTTGGGGCGCTGACGTATCAAATTACGGAACAAACAATCGCAAAAACCCTTGTTCAGTTTGGCGTCTATTACGTAGCAGGAAATCAGTTTTTCTTTTATGGGGAGGACGTGTACTCCTTTTTTCATTCTGCGGGCGGAGACTTGCCCATGCCGGTTCGGATGCTTTCCGACGAATCGAATCAAATGTTAGCAAATTGTTGGTTTACTCCGATTCTATGGATTGGGCCTACTTACAGCTACGCGGCTTGGAAGATAGGCGACCGTAGTATAAGTATTCCTAATTGCGTTTATTTAAACGGACGGGTTATTGGTAGCTTTGGAAGTTGTGTGTTAGGGGTGGGCATTCCCGGAGAATCCAAGGCGTTGTTTGTTATCCACACTAATAATTTTAGGAATGTAGTTGTTAGTGATATGTCGTACAACGTTCTTTATTTTGAGCAGATATATACGTCTGACGAAAGAAATGTAGCCATAAACCGAAAAGCATTTGTACACCCGGACGGAAGTCGGTTTTCGATAATCTCATTACATGAGACCGGCTCTAAAATCCACCAGTATACTGTGTCGTATGACAAAGAAAATGGGCTGAGCGTCAGTAAAAGTGGCGTTATTGAATATCCGCCTGCGACCATCACAACACTGGAGGAGCAATCAAAATCAAGACAAGGATTTAGCCATGCTTTACGGCATCAGTATGGCTGGTGGAAACAGGTCGATGCGGGCCAAGAAATATGGTGCGACGGCACATCAGACCCACCGCCTGATCCTATGGAATTTAGTGGAAGAGGCAATATTCTGGATCATTCAAGCTATTCAATAAACTCGGAAGAACCGGTTGCGGTCATTTACAAAGATGGAAGCGAGCAAATCGTAACG